TTATTTTTTGTTATGAGGATTGTAAATGTCTAATGATTTTCTTTGGGTGGAGAAATACCGTCCCCGCTCCATTGCTAATACCGTCTTACCAGATGGTTTAAAAAATACCTTCCAAAAGATGGTGGATACCGGTGAATTGCCTAATATGCTTTTCACCGGTACTGCCGGTCTTGGCAAGACAACTGTAGCTCGAGCTCTATGTACTGAACTTGATCTCGACTATATAGTTATTAATGGTTCTGAAGAAGGCAATATCGATACTCTTCGGACTAAGATTAAACAGTTTGCTTCTACTGTTTCTCTACAAGGTGGATATAAAGTTGTAATCCTCGATGAGGCAGACTATCTTAATCCACAATCGACTCAACCGGCTCTTCGCGGATTTATTGAAGAGTTTGCAAATAATTGTCGATTTATTCTTACATGCAACTTTAAGAATCGTATTATCGAACCACTTCATTCTCGCTGTGGCGTTTATGAATTTAATACGACTAAAAAAGATATGGTTGGGCTATGCGGCCAATTTATGGATCGCGCAGCAGATATTTTATATAAAGAAAAAGTATCGTTTGACAGTAAAATTCTAGCAGATCTGATTATGAAATTTGCTCCTGATTGGAGAAGAATACTCAATGAACTACAGCGATATAGTATTGGTTCAAATACTATAGATAATGGTATACTCGTCAATCTTTCGGATAGAAATTATGATGACCTTTTTAATCATTTAAAGGTTAAAGATTTCAAGAAGATGAGATCATGGGTAGTAAATAATATCGATACAGATGCATCTGCAATATTTAGAGCTATATATGATCGTATGAATAACAAAGTACAATCTCATTCAATTCCGCAACTAGTTCTCATCTTAGCTGACTACCAATATAAAAACGCATTCGTAGCCGATCATGAACTTAATGTAGTCGCTTGTCTTACGGAGGTTATGGCTAATGTCAAATTTGACTAATTTTATTGAAGAATATACTATTTCAGATTCTATTTGTAATGAATTTTTAGATTACTATCATGCTAATAAAGATAAACAGTATGCAGCAGAATCTCCGGATAAATTGATAAGTGCTACTTATCTTACAATTGAACCTCAAGATTATAAAATATTTGATAATTTTTTTAGCATTCTCGTTAAAAAAATTGATGGCTATATTGAAAAATATGTTCTTTCTAAACAAGAAAATTGTGAATCCTTTGGAAGTTGGGCTTTAAATGAACCTTTTAATATTCAATATTATGCACCTGGACAAGGTTACGGCGCACCACATTGTGAAAGAATGAATTTTGAAGATGGCCCTCGTTTTTTGGTTTGGATGTTATATTTAAGTAATACTCCTAAGGCTGGTACAAAATGGATTCATCAAGACTATACAACCGAGTGCAAAAAGGGTTCGTTAGTTCTTTGGCCTTCAGACCTTACACACTTACATGTAGGAATTCCATCAATGAATGATGATAAATATATTGCTACAGGTTGGGTTAGCATGATTCCTACACCAGGTCATGAAAATTGGATGGATGACTAATGACTATCAACTTAGTACTCTATACAAAGACTGAGTGTGTTTTTTGTGAAGTAATGAAAACAAAACTTAAAGACTGGGGATATTATTATAATGAAGTAAATCTTGATAAAATGCCAGAAAATAAACAATTTATGAAACAACAAGGGCATAAGACTGTGCCACAGCTTTATTGGAATAATATCCATTTAAATAAGGTAAACACAAATGACTTTACTAAAAATCATCTAGAAGAAGCATTAAACTTAGATGATTATGCTGGAGGAGTAGAATATTGGGGATCATAAAATTTTTAAAATCTGATCCTCATAATGAATTATCAGATTTCGAAGTGCGAAAAGAAATAACTACACTTCTTATAACTTTTATTATTACTTTTTTTGCTGGACTGCTTACTAATTTTTCAGGAACTATGATCATAGGTTTAGTCACTTATTGTTTCTTTAGATATATGCAAAGACCGTGGAGCGACTAATGAATCCGTTTGATTATTTGAATGCAATTAATGATACCAAAAAAGATATCATGATTGACGATATCGCAGAGAAAAGTTATAACTCTTTTATGGTCAATCGTGGTTTATCATACTTTAATGATACAGTTATTTTTGCTAATGAAATGAATAGACTCCATCATCTAGACAATCGTCTACAATTTGACTTTTATATAAATATAATACGAAAGCGGAAAAGGTTTTCCAAATGGATAAAACCTGATATCGCAAGTGACGTGGAAGTTGTTAAGGAATATTATGGCTATAGTAATGAAAAAGCTCGCCAGGCCTTAACCCTTCTTACACTTGAACAAATTAATGAATTGAAGAAGAAGGTTTATAAAGGTGGAAGAAAATAATAACATTGTCGAATGGACACCAGCTTCAATGCTGGAAATAACATTGAACGAGCCTGATGATTTTCTCAAGGTTAGAGAAACCCTCACAAGAATTGGCGTAGCATCTCGTAAAGATAAAAAGCTATTCCAGTCATGTCATATTCTACACAAACAAGGTAGATATTTCATTGTACATTTTAAAGAACTTTTTCTACTTGATGGTAAAAAATCAAATTTAGAAGAAAATGATATTGCTCGTAGAAATACTATTGCGCAACTTATGTCTGATTGGGGACTTATTTCTATTGAATCTAGTCTTAAAGTTGAATCTTTGGCGCCAATGAGACAAATTAAAATTATTCCTTATAAGGAAAAAAATGATTGGGAATTGTGTCCCAAATATAATATTGGAAATAAAAAGTGAAAAACGATATAGTATTTTTTAACAGTATGCCAGGGGTGGCTACAGCTTATCCTATCGTAAAATCTGGCGAAATTGATTTTAAGTGGGTTGATAAGGTAAGAGCTAGTTACAAGCATTACATTCAAAATCCGCAATTTAATGAAAAAACTAATGTTAATAAACACACTCATATTAGAAGATGCCCAGGTATATTTGAGATACTTGAAGCCGGATATATTGTAAGATTACCATATGATATAAATGTATATGCTGACAGATCAAATCAAGAGCTTCATCACACTCTGCCTCAGCCGGCTTTTGCACAAGTTTTAGATGTTTCTTCTATAGTTCATCCAAATCACGGTATACCCGGAATTGAAAAACTAAATATTAAAATTGCAACTGGATGGGAAGTCTTATCTCCTGTTAAATTCTTAATTATACCAATTCCATATCCGGATGGTACACCGCCGATTGAATCAAGTATCGGAATATTAGATCCATCTTTTTCATCTGAAATTAATTTACAAGGATGGTGGAACGCTGAAGGAGAGGTATTATTGCCAGCAGGCATGCCTCTTATGCAGCTTATTCCTCTTACTGAAAGAAATATGAATTTGATTTGTAGGGAAGCAACTGTTTCAGATATTAGATGGTCTAATACCAAAAAGTATTTGCAGCAGCACACATTTTCTTCACCTACAGCAAAAAAAGTAATACAAAAAGTATATCAACACTTTTGTTTGTGATATATATAGATTAGAGATGCCGGTAGTCGGGTCTCATTTTTAACCTTGCATAAGTCATGGAGGTACATATGACTGGAACATTCGCATTTCCGCGAAACGCATTTCTTGGTTTCGACCACATCTTTGATCAGCTTGAGAATATTCACAAGCATTCAAAAGATACTTATCCACCACATAACGTAGTAAAAGAGGATGAACTTAAGTATTCTTTAGAACTCGCTGTGGCTGGATTCAAAGAAGAACATATCGATATCGAAGTAAAAGACCATGTCCTTTACATCAAAGGCGATCGTCCTCAAAGGCGTGAACAAGATAAGTATGTTCACAAAGGTATTAGTGCTCGAAATTGGAATAAGTCATTTAGACTGTCGGAATATACCGAAGTAACTGGAGCAGATCTAACGGACGGAATCTTGACTGTCAATCTAGAAGTCGTCCTTCCAGAAGAGAAGCTGCCTCGTAAAATTTCAATCAGAAAAAACGAGGAGTTGACAAATGACCGCAATCGTACTAAAAAGCTT